TTGTATCATGTCAGCAAAACCAGTAATTCTACTAACTAAAGACTCTATACGACCTTCATACATACGTGGAGCTGTTATTGAGTAGTTCATTTTTACTTTTGTAAAATCACTTTTAGGCCTCATCATATTATCAGCTTTTTGCCACTTAATAAGTTTATCAGTACCTAATATTAAAGCTCCTTCATATAAACACTCTATTTTTCTACCTAATCTTTCAAAAGCTAACTCTTCACCTGTTGGTGGATTAAATGTATCGTCTTTTTCTATTATTTTTTGTAAGCCAGTTGCTGTTTCTTTTAATTTATATACTTCGTGAGTATAAGTTTTATAATTAAAATATAATATATCTATTTTATTATTATCTTCTTCTACATTATTTCTACGATTACCATATCTATAATTCATTTGGTAAGAGCTTTTAGTTAGCTCTTCAAGCTCGCTATCTGGTATACCAGGAAACTCTTTTATAAATTCGTTTATAGGTATGGTTTTTACTTCGCCAACGTAATATATATCATC